GCGAAGCGTTGGCTATAACTTCGATCAAGTCTGAAACGAACAGGTTGGTCATAAGTATGCCAGGTCGCGGCGCAAACAGATTCGTAATAGCCTGAATTGAATTTTGCTGCACTTGAGTAGGCACCACGGAGTTATAAACGAACACTGTGATATCTACATCACGTGGAATAGCAATAGCTTCCTGCCACAGGAAATACACCGCATACATAGTCACCGACTGACAGAAGGACAAGAAGTCCTGTATCTGCTGCTGTGTCCATTCTGAAGTCGTAAGAGCGGAGACGCGTACTACGTTCATCCAACGCAAATCGTTGGGATTAATCTCACGCTGTGCCTGAGTTACTGCGTCAACAATACCGGGGAACGTTGCAATCAACGCCTGGTATTGCGACTTGGTAACCGCTGAAGAATACGTACCAAAAGCGCCACTAGCAACATTCTTATATGCAATGATTGGTTTATCGTTCGCACCACCGCCTGGATTTGCAGTCATCGTACCAGTGATGCCCGGAAAGCCTGCTACCGTAACTGCCTTACCTGAAGCTTGAATGCTATTACCAGACAAGCCCTTAGTTACTGGGAACGATACGGTAACTACATCGTTGGTGCCTGGTATCGATCCGAATTGGCCGTTCACCCCACCTAGATTACCAAATTGAATAAGAAGGCGGCCATCACTCAACGTCAGGTCAGCGAACGCAGGCAGGCCGTCGTAGTTCCACAAGTTACCGAAGGACTTGGGAATAAAGACGCCGTTGATTTGGACAAACACGTCCTGGTCCGATATAACGAAATCAGACTGCGAGGATACGAAGGTCTGACGTTCCGTGCCCAGTCCATTCATGATGTACGAGAACACCTGGCCTTCAAACAGCGTAGTCGTTACCGGGGTACCTGCTGCAAGCGTAAGTTGCTCACGGTTGAAGAAGTAGGAACCTGCACAGTTGAACTGGGTTAGCGGCGGCAGCGTCAACTGTGTTATGGACGTCAGTGTTACTGGCGCGGACGCAGGAAGAAAACGCGTGAGTCGCAAGCCCTGCATTTGCGCAATGGAGAGAATAGCATCATCCGATTGCGCCGTCTCCGCATACACGTCTTCATACGCACGGAGAATACGACCTTGTGCAAACGTACCAACGGTGGAAATATATTCCACTAGAGTCTGACTGGTTTGGGTCGTTAGATTGCCAATCCAAGTCTGCTTGGTTTGTAAAGATGCCTGGAATTGATTTACGAACTGATCAAAGTCCAGGCTTAAGTCTGATAGAACAAAAGTAGTGGAAGCCATAGTATCGTACCACTTATGGTATTAGATTGAACTGTATTGATTGCTTCTGTCCATTAAGCGTAACAGTGAACGCGATACGAACGTTGTAACCAGGCAGCGAATAGTCCGGAAGGATATACGACCCAGAATTATCTACCTGAATACGTGGCTCCCAAGTTTGAATAGCTTGTATAGTAGCCATCTGCATCTTGTTCGCCGTCACCTGATCTATGGGCTCCTGAATAAACTGATACCACAAACTACCATAGGTAGGCTGAAAGATTCTACCTCTAGCCCCTATCGGACAGTTCAGGATATTGTTTAATGAGTTCTGGATAGCCAGCATGTCTGGCAACAAGTCAGGCAATCCATTCTGGGTGAACGATGAATTGGCATCGATCCAGGTAGCACCATCAAGGCTTATTTGGTATGACGTTACTTGCATACGTTACCTCTAGATTAAATTCAATACCTATCTTAAATCTGCTGATTCGGAACACCAGTATCGCCATCAGGAATCGGGTGAGTATGGATATCGTATATCTGACGCATGTCGCCAACAGTCTTCGTGTTACCTTGTGAGGTCAAGTCAGTGATGGAGCCGCCAGCTGCCATGGTAGAATCCATCGTCACCGGGCCATGGAACTGATGCACTGCCGCTGTATAAGTAGCAGTGCCTCCTGCCTGTATTTGGATATTGCCTTGCGTCTCTACCGTCGCGTTGCCTTGCGCGTTCACCGTTGTGTTGCCTGTTGAAGTGATGCTAGCGTTACCTGTAACCTGGACAGACCAGTCACCGTTTGAAGTCTCTTGATCGCCATTGACCTGTGTTATTCGCTTACCGTTTGCATCAATGTTGATAACGGCACCACCTGCAGTGACAAACTTATAGGTGTGGGCCGCCATATCATAAATCATCAGGTTACCATCTGGATCCTGATAGCCCCAAACATTAGGCGAAGCAAAAAGCGCGTTAGCGTTAGCTACCGTTGGCAGTGGTATATACAACGGCTTGTGTTCATCACCATTTTGCAACTCCACCATCACTATGGAGTTTACCTGCGGGTAACCATACACACCATACGCGTTCTTTGACGACTTGCCGAAACCAAAGGGACTATCCTTTATAGGTCCTATCCAAGGTACTTCACCAGTGGAAGCATCATACAGTCCAGGTACGTTGACTTGAATTCGGCCTATACCTAGCGGATCGTTATTGGCAATTACTGTCCCTATGTAGTACCCATTTCCGTAGGACTCCATAGTATGCATCAAATCGTTATGACTCTGATAGCTCATGATTACGCCTGTACGTAAGGAGAATTAACACCTTGGCGAACACCAAGCAGGAGCTCCGCGTAAGTAGTGCCTGTGATGCAGATTGCCTTAGCTGCCACCGAATAAGCACCGGCGTATGGCAAATCTTGCTTTTGAGATTCAGTGTCGACTGAAAATGAGAATCTATCGAACAAGGTTAGTACCGTTGGCGTGTATAGCTGGAACTTAACTCCTAACGAGTAGAGGGAGGCAAATCGTCTATTCTGATACACCGCCTGCTCATAGGAGTCATGTGTGTTGCCTACGTCAACTCCACCAAACGATCTATACCCTTGTGTGATTTGCTGCGGTATAGCTTGGTTTACGTAGTAACCTGGAACGTCAGGTACAAAGTCAACAGTGGCCAACGGCTGGCTCGTAAACTCTGGTTGAATCATTGACTGATTGTACCGAGTGTGTTGATAACCTTGCACCTTGTTTGTTATACCAGAGGACGCTATAGGTGTATAGTTGATAGCCGTATAAGAACCATTAACTACCTGACCTAGCGTTATGTTTACCTTAGGATCCGACAGATCGTTGGCATCCTTATAAAACAAAGTACCTGATCCGTCGATACCACTGACCATATACGATTGATCGCTAATGTACCCTCTATTGCAAACTGCCTTAGCGAACTCACCCCAGGTACGATTACGCGGAATCCAAAGCTGGGAATCGTTAGTGGATGCGCCGTTGTACGTCAGACCGCACTTAGAAGCTATCTGGGACATAACATCTGAAGACGTACCGCGGATAGACGTTGTGGTCGTGCCTGTCCAGAACAACGGTGAATTCAGGTACCCATCTATCTCATACACAAAGCAAGTACCGTTGAACGTTTTCTTATGACTGAACTTGCGAAAGTTATAAGTAGTCGTAGGACTGGTCTGAGGCTTGATCGATATAGTGATCGGTATACCGTCTTGCAGGTTTATTGTATCCAGGGTGTGCTGCGCATCCGAAATAGCGAAGTGACACGTAGGTAACTTTGTTCTGGTAGAAAATCCAATGTGCAGGAAGTGTAGAAGGTTCATCATGTCCAGTGGGAACTGCACACCGTTAATCAGAATGCTAACCTCTATCCGTCCCTGTACTATGTAAGAGCCAGCCATGATGAACCTATATAGTTATAGCCTGCGAATTGTTTGCCGTTTGCTTCGATATGTACGCAACGATATCTGATTTGGTAGGTATGGCCAAACTCAAGCCTGGGTACACATCAGTTAGCGGATCGTTCAAACCGTTGTAGGCCAGAAGGCCTCTCCACAAAGACGAATCACCGAAGGCCGCGTACGCTATACCCGGTAGATTGTACGCCGTAGAATCATCCAGCGTTACCTTGGAATTCGGCTGTATGTTGAAACGTATGTTCTTGTACCCGGACCTAAAGATATCGTAGTAACCGGTGTTATCTGGAGGCGTGTACGTGGAGTAGTTAAAGTCTCCAGTGTATGATCCTATTGCCATTACCTACTCCTATGTACTAAATCCAAATGTGTTAGGTCCTACTCCACCTGTGTTACCGCCAGGCATAGTAAACACCGTTGGATTAGCCGGTGTGCTGTTAGCACCCGGGTTGATAAATATCTGATCGATATCGGCCTGACTGAGAACGAACATCGGCCGGAAACTCAGTCCTACTTGTACATGATTCGGCAATCCAGTCTGCGCATCAAAGTTCGAAATGAATGTTTGAGACAGTCCGGTGATAACCACGTTATCGAAATACATGTAGTTACCAACACGAATCGAAATACGATTGGTCACCAATGATTTCCAATAGTCTGCAGTTCCTAACTGAGGGTTCGTGGTCAACTGCTTCGATACAGTCGAATTAGTTCCGTCAGGTAACTGGCTGTTAGCATCGATCATGGACGCAGGTTGAAGATTAGTAGAACTCGAACCAAAAGCGTTAGTCACCAAGTTCTTGACTGCCGTAATACCTGCGCTACCTACCTGAGTGATAGAGCTAAACGCTCCGCCAGCGGCATCCTTTGCTGCAGTACCCAATTGTCCGAAATCTAGCTGCGGCCCTGGACTTTGCATCATACCAGTAGATGAACTGATTGAAGGTGTAACCAACTTCATCAGGTTAACGATCTGATTCCGCACATCAGATATAGGATCGTTCTCTGTGTAGAACTCCAGAGGTATGTGCAAATCACCAGTAGTACTACCTGTCCATAGCTGGGCAGTTAAGGACTGGACCGCAAGCCTTACCCCCAGCCCTGCAGACGCTACCTTAAGAAACGAATTGTTGGTAAAGCTTTGAGGCAGTAATGGCTCATATGTCGATTGCAAATCAAACGCCACCTGATCTGGAACAGGTGCTGTAACTGAGATGGCCGGCGTGGTAGAGCCAGGACTGCCATACTGTTGAACCAAAACCAGATAGTTCGGATTCGTACTCATTATCGTATTCCTATAAGGGTTCCATTAGGACCCGGCAAATATGCAGTGTATGGTTGCCTAGAAGCCTGAGCAGCACCTGCACTCATCTTTGCTTGTTGCGCTTTTACCTTACCTTCCTGATAATGGTCCCTAGAGGTGGCTGGCGTTAAGGATACTGAACCTCCAGATATGCTATCTGCTAAACGACCAGCAACCTGTTTTATATTCGTACTCAACAGGCTGATAACTTCCCTAGCACGGGCACCAACTTGTTTGAACCATTGGGAATCTTTGAGGCTTTCGACTGCCGCTGCTATATCTAGATTCTGCATAGATGCCGTAAAGTGTGTCCATTTCTTCCACCAACCAGGACCCATGTTAAACGTCAAGTCAATAAGAGCTTCCTTACCTTCCTTGTTCAATGCACCGAAATTTGGTATCCTCATGGCAGCTTGCTTATGGAACTCGAAATCGGAATCAAACAACTTCATAATTTCTTCCATACTGAAGCGCCGATTCCATTCGTCCGGGAGTGAACGTCCGTTGCCAATAAGGTGACCCACTCCAATTGTCCACAAACCACGTGAGTCTTTATACGGTGCGTTACGTATACCTTCGTGTCGTATAACTAACTTCTTGATATCTGAGTCATCGCCATCAGCTAGACTCGGAGACAACTGCGGTGTTCCTGCAGTCGGTACAGGAGTTACTACCGTAGGGGTTATTGCTTGAGTAAGTTGGCCAGCAGAACGCAACTGAGTTACGTGTTGAAGTTCCGTCGTAGGTTGTACCTTAGGCGTAGCTACCGTAGGCTTCACTATAGTGGAGGCCTTGTCCGCATCTGTCTGCGTGCTTGTTACTTCTCCACCAGAGGACTCACCAAAGAACTTCTTATACAGGTAGTACCCAAGACCGACTAAGCCGCCAGCTATTGCCAATGGAATAGATATTTCAGGATTCAGAACAAGGAACCCTATCGCTTCTGTTAGTATAGGTCGGATGAGCCATTCCATCATTAACCGTATACCGCCTACCACGATTCTTTTCACCAGCCATTTAACAAGCTTGAATATAGCTCGGAAGATAAATCGAAAAATCGTCTTTTCTATCTTGCGTTCCACCCAACGAAAGATGGATCCAACTAAATGCGACACAAAGCCTTGCTTCTTTTCTTCCGTATCTCCGGTCGGCGCAGATAGTTCAACCACATGCTTCATTTCTGATATAGCTATAACTGAAGCTATTTGCTCATCCTCTGTTAGCTGAGCCCGGTGCACGTTCTCGGCAAACTGCGCAATGTTCTGAACTATGAGGCGAGGGCCATCTTGTTCTTCTTCCGAAAACTCAATGGTACCCTCGTATTCCTCATAACCGAATTCTTCTTCATCGCCCTTCAATACGACACGTGCTGCTATATCGATGAAATCCATAACTGCACCACTTTAATGACCTAAAAAGGATGAGTTCATCAGTAGCAAGGAATCGTCAACGCCAGACTGAAAGCCAAAGGAGTCCATACCTAGCTGTGGACTGCCGGTTGCTTGGGTAGGCGACCTAGACTGCCCTTCTGTCAAAGTAGGATTAGCGGAGCTACTGGTAACGCCTGGCGTGATACTGATAGAAGGTCCTTTAGCAACGGTGTTGGCACTGGAACTACTTGAACCTCCAGTTACGTTGTTAACAGTAGAGCGTTGGCCACCTTTAACGCTAGGGCTGAATATGTTCGTTACCGAATCAGTTACGCCACCCCACCATTTACCAATCGCAGTCTGATATTTAGATCCTTGATCCCGCTTTTGCGTCCATGCTTTATAGTCCTCGCGAAGCTTAGGATCGTTTTTGAACTCAGCCTCACGTTGTGCAGGAGTCATGTTATCTAGGATAGCGCCCTTTGTGTCTGGGCCCATTCCAGAGAATTTATCCTTAGTAGGAACTGAGTTAACAAATCTAGCCTGCTCTTCCTTGGAAACCTTCGCCTTGTCTGGTTTGTTCAAGCCCAGCTTTTCCATCACCCAGTCAACAACGGAATGCGCCTGCTTCGACAACCAATCCCAGGACGTTAGCGCTGCAGCCTTGATGTTATCCCAGGTTACGTACTTCTCAATGTTATCTGCCAGCGTCTTCCACAACTGAGGATTAAAGATCAGAGATAACAGTCCGACCCCGGTAA